CACCATCATGCGCTGCGCATCGTGCAACCACTACTTCGAGGACAGCGACCGGATGCGCCGCGAACTCAACCTCACCGGGCGCTACGTCATCACCAACCCGAACGCGCCCAAGGAGAACGCCGGTTTCCACTGGAACGGGCTTTGCGCCATGAGTTGGGGCCGCCTCGCGGAACTCTATCTGCGGGCGAAAGCCGCCGCACGGAAGGGCGACGTGAGCTTGATCCAACAGTTCTATCAAAAGCGGCTGGCGCTGGCGTGGCGTGAATACCTCGAAGACTACAAGCTGGACATCGTGCCGGGTGGCTATCTCAAGGGCGAGACCTGGGACGGCGAGGCGGGCGTCGATGCCAACGGGAGATTGGTCCCGGCTGGCGAACCGTGCGTGTGCCCATTGCGCATCCTAACGGTGGACTGCCAGCTTGACCACTTGTGGCTGGTTGCCCGCGCATGGGCTGAGGATGGCTCAAGCCGCCTGATCTGGAACGAGCGCGTTCACACCTTCACCGATGTTCAGACCGTCCAAGAGCGGTTTGGGATTCACCCCAACCTCGTGTTCATCGACGCGGGTTACGCCACCTACGATGTCTATCGGGAATGCGCCGCCCACGGCTGGACTGCGCTGATGGGCGACAAGCGGGCGACGTTCACCCACAAGGTGAAGGGCCGCAAATCCGTCGAACGGTTCTATTCACCTCGCCGCAAGGTGGTTCTCGGGCGTGGCCAGAGCTGTTCGGTGTTCTACTGGTCCAATCTCAACATCAAGGACACGCTGGCCCGCCTCCGTCGCAATCAGAATCCCGACGACGGCCCGGTGTGGGAGGTGCCGGATGACATCGACGAGGACTATCTCGCCCAGATGGAAGGCGAACACCGGATCAAAAAGGGCGGCAAGTGGCTCTGGGAGCGGATCGGCAGCCGACCGAATCACTTGTTAGATTGTGAGGCAATGCAAGTCGCTGCCGCGACTATGCTCAAGATCGTGGGCCGTGAGGCGGCGGGCAATGCCCCGGTTGACACTCCGGACGAGGCACCATGAAAATCCGCATCATCCTGACAGTGTTATTCGCCGTGTTCGTGTCTGCCTGCTCCGCGCCGCCGCCGGTCACCGGCACCTTCACAACCAAGGATGGCCAGATCCGAGTCCATCCGGACGGCCGCTTTGAAATCATCGTCGAACCCCGCACCTCGAAGTAAGCCATGCCAACCCAATCATTCACCGACTGGTTCAACGCTCAGGGCATCCGGCATTTTTCGGCTGCCGAGTTCACCCGCTACTTCGCGGCGCAGCGAAACGGCGTCAAGAACAGCCAGCCTGCCCAAGCGATCTGGAAGCGGATCCTGCCGACGCTGCGGGTCGTTGACGAACTCCGCGCCTCGTTTGGCAAACCATGCAGAATCCTCAGTTCCTACCGCTCGCCAGCGTACAACAAAGCGGTGGGCGGTGCCCCTTTGAGCCTGCACCTCGGATTCAACGCGCTCGACATCGCGTTCGAAGGCGTGGACCCGCAGCGGGTCTATGATCGTCTCGTCGAATGGCGCAAGGCCGGGAAGTTCACCGGCGGGCTCGGGCTCTATCAATCGTCCGGCTTTGTCCACATCGACACACGCGGCAGCAATGCCACTTGGAAAGGAAACTGATACCATGGCCCGAGGACTCTTCATTACCGGATTCACCGTCAGCGAGGTTCTCGCCATCCAAGCGAAGGCGAAGGAACTACTGCTGGAAGGCAAGACGATTATGAACTGGAACGACGCGGAAACGTCGGTGTCCAAGCAGTTCACCATGCCCGTTGACCAAGTGCTTGAGGAATGCGCCCATGCGCTGCGGGTGCTCGATCCTGCCACCTATGGTCGTCCCCGCATCGCCGCCGCATCATACATCTCTGGATACCTGCCGAAATGAGCCGATTCAAATCCATCGCCAAGCTGTTACTGCCGCCGGTCCTTGCTCCCAAGGCGTGGGGGTCACCCTATGAGGCCGCCAACTGGTCGCCCCGCCGTGGTTCGGTGCCGGGTGCCTCGCCCACCGATTCACGCAACGAACTCACCCCAGGTGTCCGCACCGAGTTGGTCCGCAAAGCTCGCTACCTTCATAAGAATAGCGGATTCGTTAGGGAACTGGTCGCCAACATGGCAATCTATTCGACTGGCGACGGCATCCGAGTCCAAGCGCAATCTGCCAAGCCGGATTGGAACCGCGCCGCCGAAGCGTATTTCGCCCTCTGGTCGGCACGGTGCGAGGTGACACGGCGGTTCTCATTCCAGGAATGCCAGTCGCTCGTCTGCCGGGGCATGGACATTGACGGCGAGTACTTCATCCACAAGACCCGTGACGGCGACGGCGAGCCGCGCATCCAGTTGATCGAGTCTCACCGGATCGGCGACGAATTCGGCTCCAAGGAGACCATCGACGGCGTGGGTCTCGACGCTTGGGGCGCACCGATCTTCTACCGGGTGCTTGAGGATGGTGGCAAAGCCCGCGATCTCCCAGCCGAGGCGGTCCTTCACGTTCACGAACCAGAGTGGGCCGGCGGTGTTCGGTCGCATCCCACGATCCAGCATTCGATCAACCATGTTCTCGATGAAATGGAGTTGCTCGCCCTGGAGAAACACGCGGTCAAGGACAACGCCGACGTGTCTCGCATCCTCAAGACCGCCCGTGGCGAACTGGACGACAACGGGGATTTCGTGGTTGGTGGTGCGGCTGGCGGTTCGGAATCCAGCGACCCGGTGTCCCTGCAACGCATCGTCGGCGGCAAGCTGGTTGCCCTCAAGCCGGACGAATCGTTAGACAGTTTTCAATCCAACCGCCCAAGTCCCACCTTCACCGGATTTTTGGAACACCTGCGGCGCGATGCTGCCCTCGGAGTGATCCCGTTCGAGTTCGCGGCGGATTCTAGCAAGATCGGCGGCGCGGGCGTTAGACTCATCGTTGCCAAGGCCGACCGTCGGTTCTCATTCCGCCAGATGATCTTGGAACGCCGCCTCATTCAGCCGGTATGGGCCTATGTCATTGGCGACGCCATCAATCGCGGACTGCTGCCACCCATTGCGGGGTGGTGGAAGATCAGCTCGGTACCACCAAAGCGTGTGACAGTCGATGCCGGTCGCGAAGCCCAACAGAATCGGGCCGACGTGGAGATGGGTCTCAAGACTCTATCCGATCACTACGCCGAGCTTGGTGCAGACTTCGGCGAGGAGATTGAACGCCGCGCCACCGACGCGAAGATGATTTTGGAAACTGCCCTGAAATACGGCGTGCCGGTGGACATGCTGTGGAAGCCGTCGGGTGGGACCATGTCCAAAGTCGATCCAAGTATCGAGGTTTCCAAGCGTCCGCCGTGATTGAGGCAGAATTGCCCGAATTAATCTTGCTTGTCATCCAGTGTCCCGCAAATATTGCTCGGAATCTTCCAGACTAATTTCAATTGCGAGACAATGATCATCAACATGAAGTGCCATCGAATCTGCATAGCCCTGTTTTGGTTACTGAGCCTTGTTCCCTCTCTTGAGGGGGCCACAAGCCTGAAGATCCTGCTCGTTGAGCGCTCCGGCCAGTCTGAGATCGTGCCGCTTGATGACCCATCCAAGAGGACTGCGGTCAGGAACATGGGATTCGAGGACAAGAAGTTCTTTGAGCCGCAGCTTGCCCGTGGAAGCGACGGAACGATCTACGTAACAAGTAAGAACTACTACTCCTTCCAAACTACAGCGGGGATCTACACCTACAATCCGGCACAGAACGCGGCGACACTTCTGGTGCGCGACCCGGCCGGCTATCCTTATGACGGTATCAACGGGTTGGCGTTCGCCAACAACAGGGTGTATTGGAACAACTTCCGCACGAGCCGCATCTATTCCGCAAGGCCAGATGGGTCGGATCTCGGTATCATTACTGGCGTCGCCGCCGGGAGCCTCGCCGCAACATCCGACTTTTTCTACTGGGGGCGCGGCGGCAGCTACCTGCCAGACCGCGGAATCTGGCGGATGAACATGGCAACCGGAGTGCAAGAGGAGGTCATAAATCTGTACAGCCTCTACGACACTTTCGCCGATGGCATACAGAGTCCACGGTCAGTCTACGTTGCCCGGGACGAGCTATTCTGGATCAATCAGAATGGCACCCTTTATTCCACAGATCTTTCCAGATCATCGCCAGCGATGCCAAAGGTTCTCGCAACGAATATCTCCGACATCGACATCTATGGTGATCGCATTTACTATGTCTCCACGGTGAATGTGGGATCGATGGATCTTCAGGGGGGGAATAATCAGGTCCTCTTTGCAACAGCGCTCGCCGCTCCTCGGGTCGGCATGAAAATCCTTGTGATTCCTGAGCCATCCACCGTTCTTCTGGTCCTTCTGGGCTCCACGTTCGCGGCACTACGGAGGAGTAGGTAGCCCCCCAGTTCATCCCGATTTGGCACTCGGCGGCAGCATTGGCTGAAACCAAACGGTCTGTCCTGTCGCACCGCAGCGGCAATCCCGATGAGTTGATGAGACTTTCTCCTGCCTGAACTCGATAGGCAGCCCGCGTTGACACCGCCGCCAGGGCGTGAATCCACTACTACTTCCCGGTGATTGGCTTATCCAGCCCGAAGCCCTGCGCTCGATGGCGCTGGCAGTCCGTGCCTACAATGAACGCGGTGGCCCATTGCCGCAGTCTCGTCCGCAAAGCCCGCTGCTCGCCGTCGATAACGGTATTGGCACCGTGTCCATTGACGGACCAATCCTCCGCAAGCCAAGCCTCTTCGCGCGCGTGCTGATGGGTGCCACGGGTTCCGAGGAAATCGGTGCAGCTTTGACCGAGGCAGGCCAGCGTGACGACATCAAGGCGGTGTTCCTCGACATCGACTCGCCAGGCGGCACCGTGGCCGGCACTCCAGAACTTGCTGCCGCCGTTAAATCGCTCAACAAGCAGAAGCCGGTCTATGCGTTTTCGTCCGGCCTGATGTGTTCGGCAGCCTACTGGATCG